GCATCGAACAGCCAGTAGGCCCGCGGGGTGTCAGTCGGGCTAAATTCCACTCCCTGGAAGATGTAGCCGTTGTCGAGCGCGACAGTCTTCTGCTCGTCCAGTAGATCCGGCTCCATCAGCTCAGCCTGGACGGGAACGAACAGCCCATCACGGTCCTGTCGTGTCCGGCGGCGCGTCAGGGTTTCTCCGCCCTCCACCATCGAGCGGCCGGCCAGCACCTGGAGCGTCACGAAGTTCCCGCCCCGCGTCCCCGCGAGGCATTCGCGCGACCACTGCGCAAAGCCGTCGTTCAGCGCCTTGTCCAGCTTCTCATTGCCAGTGGCTGCGCGCGGCATGATCCCGGTGCCAACGATGTTGGTCACCAGCTTCGACACCGCCGACCGGGCCGGGCCGGCGTTCCGTACCGCTTCGCGCGACAAGCGCCGGAGGAAGGCCCCGCCGCGCAATTCCGAGTTCGGCCCGGTGGCCGGGGCACGCCGACCGTTCGCCCGTGCCGCCGACACCGCTTCGTAGGTCCGGACCGTCAGCTCCAGCGCGGCCCGGGCTTGGACGCGACGCAGCGCGGCCCGCGGCGACACGAAGGCAATCGCGCGGTCGAGCGGGTTCATACGCATGCGTCAGAATCCCCGGCTGAAGCGGGCCACGTTGGCGCATCGCCAACTCGTGCGCTGCTGGCCAGCCACCGCCGCCGCGATCTGGTCGCGCAGAGCGCGCAGTTCCGGCAGAGTGACGCGGCTGAACTCGTTCTCGGACCCGTCCGCGCCACGGACTCGGATAGGACGCGCAAGGGGGTCGGTGGCCAGTTTGAAGATGGCCCGCTCGACTTCATCGAGGTCGGCTTGGGTGAAGCTGCTCATCGGCGTGGCCTCATGTTCGGGGTGCGCCAGGAACTCGGGCGGATCTTCGGAGCGGACGGCGGAGCGACGATCTGCTGGACGCTTTCCACCAGGGGCACGCTGGTCGGCTGTTCGACGTCTGCGCCCTCATCGGTTTCGGCCCCATCCGGCGCGGGCGGCAGCGGCGGCAGCAGGCGGAACTTCAGGATCTCCGCCGCCGCCTCTTGCATCATCTCGGCGTCGAGATAGTGATTGGCGCCCAGCTCGTCCCAGATCGGCTTGCCGCCCACCCACCGGCAGGTCTCCGACACGATCTGCTTGGCATAGACGTCGTCGACGTCCTCCGGCACATGCCAGCCGCCAGCCAGTTCCTTGCGCCGCGTGATCTTCTCGAACACGCGGCTCTTGAACTCATGCGTGTTCAGGCGGTGCAGGATCAGGCCGGCGGACTTCCGCACCCTGCCCCGGCTGTCAACGTCGTTATCCGCGGTGGTGAACCACTTGTTGCCGGTCAGGTACCGCTCGCCCTTGATGGGCCGGGCGAACGAGCGGCTGAACCGCCGGCAGAAATCGTAGACGGCATTTTCCGGCACCACCGCCGGCTTGCCGGGCCGGTAGCCGGAGTCGATCAGCAGCAGGTTGACGCCGGTGTTGCCGGGCAGCGCTGCTCGGACGATCCCTTCCAGGTCGTCCCAGACCTCGGCGCCGTCCGTCTCGCCCGGCAGATAGCCGTAGTCGATCAGCCAGGACTCCCGCCGAGCGCCCCAGCCGCGCATCACCCAATAGACGCCGCGCTTCTGCACGTCGACCGTCAGAACCACCCGCTGGACGCCGTAGGGCACCTGCCCCCGCTTGTAGGGCAGCTTGCAGTCCGTGACCGCCGAGTGCTTCGGGGCGTCGCCTGAGACGGCGTGCAGTTCGCCAAAGCCCGTGTTGACGACGCCCTGCACCTTCCCAGGCTCACCGGACGCCAGGGCGGACAGCCACCGACGAACCAGCTTGGCCCAGGACTTGAACTTGGACATCAGCCCGTTGGACCAGATCGAGAAGCAATCGGTGTCGGGGTCAGGCCCCACCACCGTTCCATCCGGCTCCACCCGCTGCCCCGGCGCGACCGGCATCATGCGATCGCACATCCACTCCTTGTGCGTCTCGGCTATCGGCACCCCGCAGCATCCGCAGATCATCTTGACCGTGCGGGCCGCCTGAGCGGACGTCGCCGTGCCGTCAGCCTTTCCGTCCCAATCCAGCAGCCCAGAGTGCGGGATGAAGTAGTCGCCGCATTCTGGGCAGGGCCACGCCATTTCATGGCGCGAACCTTCCCACCAGAGCTTGATGATCGGGCTGTTGACCTTCTTTAGGTCGGCGATTGCCCAATGCTCCAACCCCGTTTCGGGATGCCGCTCCTTCCAAATGACGCCCGTCTTTGGCGTCGAGATGATCCCGATCTTGCCGTTGGCGTAGGAGCCGATACGCGCCTCACCCTGCTCGACCGGATCGCCCTCGCCGTCGATATCGTCGGCCAGGCGGTCACGTTCGTCGATGAAGACCAACGCGGCTTCCTGACCAGCAAGCTCGGAACCGGAACTCGCCCAACTGAGGATCAGCGGCGCGCCGCTGACCACCTTCAGCGTCTTCTTCTGCTTCTTCCCCCAGAGGGTCTTACCCTTCAGGCTCTTGGAGGAGTTCAGCATCTCGACGATGCGCGGCTCGATGGTGCGCTCGACGAAGGTCTTGGTCGGGCCGTAGTAGATGACCGGCGCCGGCTCATGGTCCAGCTTCTTGCCGATCACCGCCTGGACGGCTCGGGACTTCCCCTCCTGGGCGCCGCAGACGAAGACGATGCGGCGCCACCGCGGGTCCCAAAACGCGCGCACAAACGGGATGAACTGCGGCGTGTGGGCCATGCGGTAAGGGCCGGGCATCCCCTCCTTCTTGGGAAGGACGATGTTCTCCTCGGCCCACTCGTCGGGCTCCATCTCCGGAGGCGGATCGAGAGCCGCCGCCATCCGGTTGAGAAGGTCACTCGCCTTCCGGTTCATCGACGGCCCCACCGTCGTGCAGCTCATCGACGAGCCCGATCGCGGCCTTCCGCAGGTTCGTGCTCAACCGCTCCAGCAGCCGGCGAACCTCAGCCTGGATAAGGGTGTAGGCCTCGGTATCGGTCTTGCCAGCGACCTGACGGGCCAGCAGCCCAGCGAACCCCTCGAACTGGCCGCGGAATTCGGTGATAGCGGCATCCACCGCCACCTCCACTTCCGCCCGCGGAATGTGCTCGCGGTCGTGCTTCGCCAGTTCGCGCTTCTTCAGCTCGACGTCGAGCCGTTCTTTTTCGCGCCGGGACTCGGATACCGTTGAGTTCCGGCCGCCGGCCGAAATGCCTTCCTCCATCGGCAGCACCGCCACGGTCGGCTGCTTTTCGGCCTGACGCGCCGGCGTCTCTCCCGGAGCCTTCGGGATCGGCGGGATTGGTGCTGCTCCCTGCCCGCTCAACCACCGTTGCGCCGCGGTGCCCAGCTTCGACTTCGGCTTCGTCGGGTCCGTGTTGTCCGCCAGCCAGCGCATGGTGGCGGTGAAGGTGACGCCGAGCAGCGGCATCTCCTGCCCGTTGACCAGCTTGGACACGGTGCCCTTCGTCACCGTCACCGGCAGATCATCGTCACCGACGATCCCCAGCGAGTTGAAGCGGTCGATGAACTCCTTCGCGCTGGTCTGGGGCCGTTCGCGGGCCATGGGTGAAACCGATCAGCCCTTCGGGCGCAGCGTTGCGACATTAGCCGGAAGCAAGGCCGCGACATCATCGGGGGTTGCCGCCCGCCCAGCAGCACGTTCAGCGGCGATGGCGTCAGCCACGCTGCGGAAGCCGGCGTGACGCCATGCATGCTCGGCATCGCCGAAGAGGATGAAGCCCTCCACCACCTTCGCCGCATTCATGACGGTGCCCAGGCTCTTGTCCGGCAGGCCGTCCAACTGCAGGGCGGCCTTCAGCGCTTCGCGCCGCAGCTCCTGCATGACGATGGGCGGGAGGGAGGGCATCGGAGGGAAGGCGGTCATTTTGCGCACCCGATCCCAAGCTCGACCCCATCGCGGTGAGTCGTCTTGACCGCCGCCGCCACAGCCAGCGCCGACGAGCGAAGCGGAAAGCGGGCAGCCATAGTGACGTCGACCGCGCCGGGCTTGCGCCGGTATTTCACCACCCACCAGAACCACTCGCGCTCGACCCAGGCTTCGCAGGTCTCGACCGGGATGATGGGCTCCTCCTCACGCTCACCGCTCAGCAGCATGGCCATTTCCTTGGCCGTTCCCATCGCGTCGCTGATGGACCGTGCGAAAGCGCCGCCACCGCTTCCGGTCGGCTCCTGCCACTCCAGGCGAAGCGTGCCCCGCCCGTCCTGAAGGTCGAGGATCTGGCAGGCGAAGATGGTGGGGTGCTGTTCGGCGGTCGGCTCGGCGACGGGCTCGACCGGAACTGGCAGGGCGACGTCATGCACCCAGGCGGCAGCCCGGCGCAGGCCAAGCAGGTTCAGCACCGCCATCACGGGGTGCCCGAAGAAGCTGTGGGTGAATTCGGAGGTGGACATGGTTCAGCCCTCCACCGTCCGCTCGAACCGCACCAAACGCCCGTCCTCGTACACCGCGGTAATCGGACCCCAACCGGCGCGCGGCCCGTTGTCGAACACACCGGCGTACCCGTTCAGGATTCCCAGAATGCCGGTGCGAAACTGTCCGGGGGGCACATGCGGGTGCGGGTGCGCAGCGACTTGGACGGTCGGGTGGTTCGCCATCGCTTCGTTGCAGGCGACGCGAATGCCCATCAGTTCCTGCACCGCGTAACGGTCATGGTCGAGCAGGCCGTTCAAGAAGCCGATGAGGTCGTCGGTGTCGGGACGGATCGTCATGCGAATGGTCTCCATCGGGTCCGGCGCAGCCACGCCCCGGACGCGGTCAGGGGGTCACGCAAAGGCGACCGCCGGACCCGATGAAGATCGGGAAACCGTTCGGTCGCGTCCTTCCCGGTGGCTGCCGGGAAACTCGCCGCCCGTGGCTGCAGACGGGTGGAAACTGGAAGGGCTGGAAACTCTGGCGGTGTGGGCTCAGTGGCGGATTAGTCACTGTTGCCAAATGGCTACACGCCGTTCTTCACGCGGCTCTGGGTTCCGAAACACGGCGGTTTCATTGAAACCAGGGCCGGAAAATCCTCGCGACATGGGGCCGGTGCTGCCCCCGGGTCTTTTGCCCCTGGAAGGACCCGGACACGTCTAGCGCTTTCGAGGCACTCCACGGCGCCCCTCCGCGCTACCTCACCCACCAGCGCCATCGCACGCGCTCCATCCTCCCCAAACAGCCCCGTCAGCACCCCGATGCAGCGCTGCAGCTCTCCACCGGCACTCCAGCGGAGCGCAGGACGAGCGAAGGCATCCACGGCGGAGAGGCGCATGGGCGATGATCCTGCGGAGACGGTAGGGCGGACGAGCTGGGCACCAGGGCCAACAGCGAGGGGGTTACGTCGCCGACCTGGGCGAGCGGTTACCAGAACGACAAAACCCGCCACGGACGAACCGGGCGGGCGGACGATGGGCAGGTGCTGTGACCAGTGACGAACAGCGACGAGGGTGCTTCAGGATCTGTCCAGGCACCCTTCCCCAAGGGTTCCAAATTCGTGCCGATGTCGTCGCTGCAGGTCAAGCGAAATCGCCAGCGCTGGGGGTCTCCCACGCGCACGTATGGGCACGCGCACGCGCGCAACCACCACCACCAAATAGATTCTCTTCTCTTCTCTTGGAGCCGTTTTCCCATGGGACAACCGTGTGACGTCCCATGGGACAATGGGCTTTGTCCTATGGGACATTCGCACTTGTCCTATGGGACATCGGGCATTGTCCCATGGGACACAACCACGCCGCGACAATAAACAATCCACATTCCCGTGCGAACCAATCGCATTAGACAGCGCCGCAAAATCTGTCCTATGGGACAAAGCCGGTTGTCCTATGGGACATTGGCCGATGTCTCACGGGACAAGTGCCGTTGTCCTATGGGACAAACGCCAATGTCTCATGGGACATCAGCCCGGCAAAAAGTTATCCACAAGACATTTGCGGGGCTTCACCCGGCCATCAATGGCCCTCCCCGGCATGCTTCGCACACCGCGACCACCGCCGAGTCGTAACCGATACGCCGATTCGCCCAATCGGCCAGCACCACAACATTTGGTGCTCACCGGAGCTGGTCAGCCTGCCGAGCCTCCCACGCCTGCCGAGCCGCGTTGTACTGGCGCTTGGTGATCCAAACCCGATCGCAGCCGCGCCGCTTCCGTCCGACTGCCCAGCGCGGCCCGAAGGTCTCGCGCATGAAGGCGGCAAAGGTTCCATCGTCCGGCGCTGCCAGGGCCTCATACCGAACCGGCCCGGCCCCATCATCCGCCGGCACCAGCGTTCCGCACGTCGCGTAGGTCTCCGGGTTCTGCGCGTTGCACAGCTCGTCCATCGTCGCGGCCCGGAATGTCTCCACCGCTTGCGCCATGCGATTCCGCCGCGCCAGATAGCGCGACGACAGCACCGACAGCGGGCCAGCAACGTCACCCGGCTGCATGCCGTGGCGCGCGGCGAAGGCCTGCAGCCGCAGCAGGTCCGCCGTTGCCGGCTCCTTCTCAGTCCCCCGCGGGCGGAAATAGTCCAGCTCCGCCGGCGTCAAGGCGGTGTCAGGAACGCCACCAAGCGCGCGCAACGCCGCTTCCGAGTCCACCCGCTCTTTCAGGGCCGACGCGCGGAACCGGACCAGGAAGGCCAGCGGCGACGTGCATTCCCGTTCGAAGGTCGACTCCCACGCCTCAGCGACGTAGCGCGTCCCCAGCTTGCGGCGCAGGTGCTGCATGCGGTCGGCGACGTCCTGCAGCGTCACCAGGGCGGCCCGGACCTTCTCCAGCACCCATTGCGGCACCTTGGCCAGGGTGATCGCTTCCGCCGGCCCCGCGCTGGATTCGCCTCGCCGTCGCAGCCCTCCAGGTCGAGCGGGCAGACAGACGCGGAGTGGTGGACGAGCTGGGCGCCCTTAGTAGCGCACGTCATCTCCGCCTGGAAACCGGAGCCGCATCCTCCACCACGGTAGCGACAACCGCCGGAGCGGCTTGGACAGCTTCCCGGCGGGTCTTTCCCGATGCGCGTCCTATACGTCGCCTGCGACGGCCGGGCCCTGGGCGTCGCGCAGGTCGACGGGTTAGCGTTACTCTCTTGGTGGCACATTCGCGGGAAGAATCTCCCGCGGACCGGCGACAACGCGACCTGCGGCGATTAACGAGACCTTGCGGATGCGGTCGTCAGCTGAATCCGGGCGCTGACCGGGGAGAGGCCACTGCAACTCGTCGGCGCCCAACACGAAACAGTGGCATTTCATTGCATAGAACTTTCGTTTCCGACATTTGACCAAAAGGTCCACTCTCACTATATGCATTTTGTCGATATGAACGTCTTAAACTTCAGTTTGCTAGATCAATCATACCACCCTAATCTGTAACTCTCACGGAACAGAGCTGATTCGGAGGGAGGCATGTGGTGTCGAACAGCGTCGCTCGTCATCTCGGCTACAATTATTGCGGCATGTGCCTCTCACAACGCCGCCGACCAAGCAGTGCCTGACGGCGTCATCTATACAACGCAGGCTGCGCTCGGGCCGTGTGCCTTTGTCCCCCAAGAGACGCAGACGAAGATGTTCGGTGGTGTGCTGGCGGCTATTGGAGCCAGTGCCATTTCGCAGGGCGTCAACTATTTAGGGCAAGCACTGACCGACGCCGCATCCGAAAGGACATGGAAGGTTTTTGCCAGCCGGAACTTCGAAACATCTAAGGATAACTTCCCTCGTTGCGTTCAGATTGCACGAGGCAAATTCCTCACCTCCCCCTCCAAACATGCCTTAGACACGCTGCCGGAATGGTCCGGCCACCGTGCGAACGATGCGGAGGGGGCAACATGGAAAGTGGATCAGCGCAAGGCAGTAATTGACAACGGGCTTTGGCTTGCCGAAAGGCCAGACTTCTTCTTCGAAGGAATCTTCCGCGCCTCCTCCGACAATTCGGCCCTGACCATAGAGCCGGTCGTGGTCATGCTTGACGAGCCCATCGGAACCCGTTTGCTCCGAACCGGCCAGTCCCGGCAAGTCGCCGTCTTCATGTCGCTTCATGCGCCTGGATCCGATCCAAGCCTTGAGAAGGCTCCGGCCGCGACGATCAAAGTCGGGGGCATTTCCCGCCAGGAGCCTCGCATGTTCAGGACCTCTGTCGACGCGCGTGAGGATGGCATCTCTAGCGCAGTTTCCATGCCCTTCGAGTCGCCATGGTTTCAGCTCAGCAAGACGGACGCCGTCAAGCCCATGACGGCAAGTGTGCTCGTTACCGAAACCGAATCTGCCAGCGAGTTCATTGCGTTCCTTGGACGGGTTCTAAATGACCAGACCGTTAAGACCAAGACGACCACGGCGTTGCAGGAATTGGTAATCCCCGAGCGCAGGCAAGCAGCTGAACAGAGTGAGCGGCAGCAGGAGGTGACCGCCAACAACGAAGCGGATACTAAGTTCGCCGACGCCATCATAAAGCTGCGGGCATGCTCGGCTGCGACCACGCGGGTGGAGGAATCGGCTGCGGCCGCGCTTACCGCCATGCGTGACGCCAACATTAAGGCACGCATAGCAGGGCGTAACGAGCCCTTCAGGCCAGAGCATTTCTCAAGGATCAATCTGACTGCCGGTCCTCCGGCCATTGTCGGTTCGTGCGGAGCCGCGCTCTCGAGCGTGGTGACATCGGGATGACCGATGTCGCCGTTGCTCGATGTCCTAATTGAAGGTGCAACGACGGGAGGTTCTGATGAGTCGTTTGGTCGTAGCAGGCCTTATTATCGGCATGGCGTGCGCCGTTTGCCACCCGGCATTTGCCCAAGGAAACGACATTGGAAGGACAACGGAACGGACGCTACGCGATGCGACTGATACATTGCGAAATATTCGTGGCCGCATCGAGGACACCACGAGAGCGCCGAAGCCGGATGGCGCTAGCGTTCACGAGCAGCGCGCAGTAGAGGACGCCCTTAACGACTTTCTCCGGGAAGGGGCCCGGGCGGCAACAAGTATCTACGGACTGGAAAGTAAGGCCATTTATGGTGGTGACGACCGAAAAAACTATGGGCATTCAAGGACGACGCCCAATCAGCGCAGGGCTGCGGACGCGACGGCCGCCTTGGTCAATGCCGCCAACGTATTGGCGCGAGCCGATGGCCAATTCTATGATCTGCCGGGCGGAAACGTCCTCGATGGTCCGTCCGGGCGCGGCTTGTGCACTCCCAAACAGGCGGAATCACTGAAGGAGCCGGAGGAGCCGTTCTGGGATGAACCCAATCCAGCGTTTTGCTCCGGCTTCAAGGTCGGCAGGAACCTGATCGCCACCGCCGGCCACTGCATTCGCGATCAGGAAAGCTGCAATAACACCCGGTTTGTTTTCGGCTTCTACAAAACCAATGATAAGCCACAGCCAGAGCAGGGGATTGCCGCCAAGAACGTGTACAAATGCGAAAAGATCGTCGGTGGCGAATTGGAACCAGGCATTGGCAGCGACTGGCGGATCGTTCAGGTGGATAGGGAGATCGACGCGCCGCAGGTAACCATTCGGGCGTCGTCCTCTCCGCCCATCAACGTAGGTGAAGGGGTGACCGTGATCGGGTATCCGTTGGGACTTCCGGTCAAAATCGCCGATGGAGCGGCAGTGCGTTCCCTAAACGCTAAACGTGGGTTTTTCGTGGCTAATCTCGATACTTACCAAGGGAATTCCGGGTCAGCGGTGTTTAACACGGCCCGTTTGTCCCAGGGAGAATTGCTGATTGAAGGCATATTGGTTCGCGGCGAAAATGATTTCAAAATAAATTCGCCGTGCTTTATTTCTAAGCGTTGCCCTATTGACGGATGCAGAGGTGAGGATGTCACACTTGCGAACAGGCTCGAAAAGGCACTGAAACCGTGAACCCATGTCGGTACATAGGGCAGGCGGTCATTGTGACCGCCTGCCTATTGACTACGATTGCCGCTGCGACCGCCGCCTCCGAGTCTGTGGAGACGGTGTGGGAAGCGTATATTGGACAGGACGTTTTGCGATTTCGAGTTGCTTCTGGTGGATGCACCAACGCGGCTGACTTCGACGTCATGCTCCGGCCCGCTCCCGCTCCCAGACTGATGGACTTGACGTTGGTGCGAAAAAAAACGGATAACTGCAAGGGCTTTTTTCCACGGGGCGTGGAAATAACCTTTGATCGGCATCGCTTGTCGGTTCCAGAAGGCACCGCTATTCGTCTCATGAACCCGATCCGCTAGGCTCTGTGGACTCTTGGGCGTTCCATTGCAATACGACGCAACACACCATAGGGTTTTTACCATGAAGACGATCCGCGCCCTCTCCGATCTTTAGAATTTCGCCCGCAAGCATGGCCTGCCTCCCTCGGTGGTGCTGACCAACAGCACTGCGGTAATTCCGTTTGAGCTGTATGTGGAGCCCGCACACACATCGCGGGAGCGAACCAAGGATTTTGACGTCGCCTACTACACCGCCTGGGTGGAGAGCGTAGGCGGGTGGCTGAGCGCCATGAACTGGCTGAACGGCGAGCTGGGCACCAAGTACACCAGAGCCGACGTGTTCCGCTGGGGACATCCCGAACAGGAAAGCGGTCGCCCGATCCCGGCAAAGGTGCGAAAGCTGCTGACCAGCCAACCGGATGTAGAATAGCCCTCCCCAGCGCGGCTCTCGGGGCAACATCGTAGAGTTTTTCATCCTAGACATTTGCCATCTTCCGCCGCATTCTCCAAATTGAAGAATTTGGAAGAATCATGCTGGTTGCGGTTGATAGCGGCGTAAGGGTTCTAGCACTCGGCGCTCCAAGGAACGGCGACTACCGGTGCCCAGCATGCAATGAACCCGTCATTGTCAAACAGGGGTATATCAAGGTTCACCACTTCGCTCACAAGCGAGGATCGGCCTGCCCCTTTGCTGCCAAGGAAAGTGCTGAGCACCTAAAAGCAAAGAATTTTATGGCGCGGCTCTTCAAGAACCTCGGCTACCATGTAGATGCTGAAGTAGATCTCGAGCTCCCAATGTGGGCAGACAAAGAAGATCGCAGAGCAGATGTGCTGGTGACCAATCAGGCTGGAAAGCGATTAGCGATCGAAGTGCAGAACACCCAGGTAGGTATCAGTAATCTCTTAGCCCGAACCAGGGATTATGCACGCCTTGACACTGCGGTCATGTGGCTTCCGGTGCTTAAAATGAACGCAGTAATAACTCATGATGAGAATGGTTTGCTGGTTCAAAAATACACGCAGCACGCCATGGAAACTTGGATGTTAGATTTCATCTTCTCCAAGACAATGCCGTATTACGATGCCAGCAAAGACGCCATCTGGATGGCAACGAGATTACCTCATCGCATAGAAAAAGAATCGAAAGAGTGGTACGATAGCGATGGAAATTATAACAGCAGCGCCGGTTATTTGTATACATCAAAAAGATGGATAGACCTATCCTTACGTGGACCTTTTGGCTCTAGTCAGTTAAAGCCAGTTTTAAAGTTCAGGAGGGCATCAACCTTCCGTAACCTGCCGTTCCCATCTGCAACGTATGCCACTCTCGTGCCCTTGCTATCGTGATGCTCGGAACAGAGCGAATTGGAGCAGCGTGCGGCAGACTTGCAATACAGCACAACCGCTCCAATCCGCATTGGATGTTCATGCGTCTTCGTTTTTCTTCGACTAATCCAAGCACGAGGATAGGCGCTTCTTCGCCCGATCGTAGAGCTTCTGCATCGTAGGCGCCGTCTCTACCCACCGCTTGCCTTTCAGCTTGATGGCGCGCGGGATGATCCTCGGCTCCCCCTCCTCGTTGAGGCCGTCGATGTCTTCGCAGTAGCGCATCTCCACGGGAACGCCGTTGAACAGAACGCGTGTCCGCTTGATGTCCGCGGGCAGTTCATAGATGTCGCCCACCACGTCCAGGGCGATGCGGAGCGCGGTCTTGGCGCGGGCCTGTTGAACAGCGGACCGGCCACCTGCGGCTTCGCGCATGGTTTTCTCATGGATCACGATGTCCTCCACGATTGTCCACAGGCTGATGCCGTCGTACCAAGGCAAGTCACTGCACGCCCGCTTAACCAGCTCCAGGTTCCGGCCCGCGGCGACGGCGAAATCCTCCCAAGCTCGGCCGCCGATCGGGGAATATTCCGGCGCCGCATCGTCCCGCGCCTCTCGCGCCCCAGCCACCGTCTTGACGTCCTGCGCCAGCCGGTCGCCCGCCTCAAACTGGCGCATGGTCAGCAGGTGGCGCTGCTGGAGGGTGCCGAGCGAGGTCAGCGCCCGGCCGCGGGTCACACCGGCCTTCATGGTCTGCTCGGCCACCACGTCGCCACGGGCGGCGCGGATCTCGTTCGGGCTGCGGGCGCCGATAAGGGCAACGCGGGCGCGCTCTGCGGCTGCAGACGCGTCCACCTTCTGGCGGGCGTGCTCGACCAGCTCCAGCGCCACAGCTTCGGTCGCATCCGTCAGCAGCAGTCCGCCAGCGACCTGCGAGACGCGGAAATGGCGGACGGTCTCGCGTCCATCGATAGGGCCGCGGAACGTGTAGACACCGGGCACATTCAGGTTCTTCAACAGCCGGTCCGGAGCGGCGCCCCAAAACGCTGGGACAGGCGGGGCGGACGGCGCGGCAGCCTGGGCGTCACGCACTCGGGCCTTGGTCTTCTTCTTGCTCATCGCGCGTTCCCCACGCTGGTGTCGTCAAGCTCGTTGTCGATGGTTTCGGCCGGTTTCCGGCGCACCGGGCGCCCACCGTTCTTTGCCCAGAATTCCTCCATGAGCCGTTCCGTGCTTTCGCTCATGGAGCGCGGACCTGCCGGGCTGTCGTCCTGCTGCCGGCGGTTCTGGTTGCCTGGTCGGCGGCGAACCTCTCCACCGCGGGCGATCACCGCCAGCCGCTCGAAGGCCTGCCGCAGACGGTCGCGTTCGGCGTCCAGTGCCGGGGCGAGCTCGGCCCAGCCGGGGAACCATTTGAACTGGCGGGCGACACGTCGGAGCATCTCCAGGTCTTGGAACATGGCCGCCGGATAGCCCTCCTCGACGATGTCCGTCACGGCGGTGGCCAGCTTCGTCTCAGACGGCATGTCCCCGGCCATGCGCTTCGCGAGGTGCGCGACCCATCGCTCGGCAACATCCACAGGAACCGGGGCCGACCGATCGCGGAGCCATGCCACAGCGGTGGCGGCTTCTTGCTGCGTCTCCAGTGGGATGACCGCGGGCGGCTTCCAGTCTGAAGGGCGCATCACCCACGCCCCGTCGACCATCGCACCGTTCTGCTGATCAGCCAGAGCCTCCCGCAAGGTCCCGCTCAACGATGGCCTCAAATCGGTTGGGAGGTGTGGCGCGGCGGCGGCCGGAATCAGTTCGTTGGACATCGGAAACCTCGGGAAGCGGACGGGAGCGGTCGGCGATGGCCCGTGCGATGGGGTCATCGAAGTAGTTCAGCGACCTGGGCGGCCCCTGCCCCTTCCTGCGCTCGCCCATGACCCGCGCGACCGTGCCAACGATCAGCTCTTCGTCGGCGCCCTGCTTGAGCCACGCCATGACGCGCCCGTAATCCCCGAACCAGTTGGGGTTGTCAGCCACGCCCATGATCGCGGCGACCGTCTCACCGATGCGGACATGTTCCGCTTTTGGCTTGGGGGGCGCAGGGTCCGGAGGCGCGTCGACATGGCCCGCCGGTTCGTCCAGACCATCGTCCTCGGCCTCCTCTCCATCCTCGTCCTGATCCAGCTCGTCCACCTCATCCGCCGACGGCACGGCGGCATCAGCCAGATCAGCGGCATGATCGGGCTGCTGTTGAGCGCGAGCGCGGGAATCGGCATCCCGCTGGGCCAAGAACTGTTCGAAGGTCGGCAGAGGCCGCTTCAGCTCACCCAGCCTCTCGGCGCGCTGGTTAGCCTTTCGGATGCGGGAGCACACGGTTTTCCACCGCTGCTCCAGCTTCTTTTTCCAAGCGTGCAAAACGCCCTCAGCCACCACGCGGTGATGAAGGCGGCCATCGGAGCACAGGAACCACCCGTGCAGCGCCATCTCCTTCACCTCCAGCCATGTCCGCATGTCGCGGCCAAGCTCAGCGAGGCGGCAGAGGTCGACGTCGTTCGCCGGCAGGGTCCCCGCCGGCACCTGATCCCAGGACTTCAGCCAGAGCGTGACCCCGGCCCGCCATTCCTCGGCGGTGGCATGGGCGTGGAAGGTCGAGCTGAACAACGCGTGCCGGAACAAGGGCGTGTGCGGGAAGTCCCGCAGATCAACATCCGACGGCACGAGAGGATCAGGCTGCAAAGGCGTGTTCATGACCGCCTCTCAGGGGTTGGGGTCAAGCGGCTGGCCGGGCCGCCGTCAGCGATCAGCGAGCCTTGGCGGCTGTCGGTCGGCGCCTTGGGCAAGCCCATGCGGGCAATCTTCGTCCGCACCGCGGCGACGCTCCGCCCGACGGTTGGCGCCGTGACAGCTTCGACCTTGCCGGCGAGGTGATCCCGCTCGGCGCGGCGCTTCTGGCCAGCTGTCCAGCGAGGGGACGGGAAGTAGCGGCGCCCCGCCATCACGCATTCTCCAGCGTGGCCAACCGCAAGCCCCGGACCTGCGCACGCATCAGGGCTGCATCATCGGGCAACGGATGGAACCCACGCCGCGCGAAGGCGGCTGGATGGGCGGTGCGGACCAACACGAAGTGGTCGGGCGCAGCGGCGTGACGGATCTGCGTGAGCGCCGCATCGAGGAGGCGCCCGCCGACGCCGTGCCCCTGGTGGCGGGGCGACGTGCCCCAATAGGCGATCTCCCAGCCCAGCGCCGAGATGAAGGCGGAGCGGTAAGCCACCACGCCGACGATGTCGCCGTCGACCACCGCCACCAGCACGTTGGAGCCGTGCGGGCAGATGGCGGCCGTCGCGTCATAGAGCATTCTGCGCAGGGCCGATTCGCCATAGCGCGGGGGCACCGTGCCATCGGGCCGGCGGTGGCAGGACTGGAGGAGGTCGATCACCTCCGGCACGTCGTCACGGGCCAGGGCGCGGATGGAGATGTTGCGGGTCAGCGCGGTCATGGCTCACCTCACCAGCAGCGGCTGGACGGAGCCGTCGCCGTAGATCATGTCGAGGGGGACGTCGCCGGTCGGTTCGTCGCCCTCCCAGCCGTTCGGCCAGGTCCCGGCAGCGATCAGCTCGCGGATGCGGGCTTCCTCCTCCGCGTTCAGCAGGTCGATGCGCGGCCGGTCGAGCCGAGCAGCCTCGACGTTGCAGGCGGCTTGGATGCCGAGAACGCGGTCGAGCCCCATCAACCGGGCCTCGAAGGTCAGCGGACCCATGCGCTGCCGGTTCTTGGCGCGAGCCAAGGAGCCGTCCGCGTTCAGCCCGGTCTTCTTCAGCCGGTGTTTCGGCTCCCGCAGTTCCCGGTAAAGCGGCTTCAGCCCCTGCAGCGGCGCGAGATAGCCCCATTTCGGCGCCTTCAGGATGGATTCCAGCGCCTTCTCCTTCTGAGCCAGCGGGCAGCCGACGCAGCCGGTCCGGGCGTTGATCTCCTCCGCCTCGTCCCCACCATAGGCGTCCGCGATGTCGGCCGTGGCCCAGCCGGCGGCGTGGGCGTCGAACATCAGCCATTCCCAGACGTGGCAGACCCGCCAGTGCAGCAGGGGCGCCAGCGTGGCGATGCGGCCCCGGATGCCCTTGGCGTTGGGCAGCACCTGCTGGTACCAGCCCTGCCCGCACTCGCCGCCGTCCTTGCCGCAGCTGAGCGCAATCCGCTGGTCGCGGGCGGCGGACTCGCCCATGCGGACGCCGGTGATCATCAGGAACGTGCCGTTGATGGCGGCGAGCTGCTGCTCAATGGCCGCGGTCATCGGGTCGACTTTGATCTGGCGCATGCACCAGCGGAGCGTGTTGTTGTTCGGCGGCGGCACGCCCCGGCCCAGGATGTAGACCAGGAACCGCTTGTCGAGCGGCGCGGTCACCACCTGCACCGCGATCCCGCGCGCCCGGATCTGGTCCATGATGCGCAGCGCGGCGATGGCCAGCGGCGGCAGTTCCTGGCGGGTGTCGGCATAGAAGGCGGTCAGCGTCTTCGGGCGACGGATCTTGCCCGTGTCGATCAGGTGGACCAACAGCGTGAGGATGGCCGTGCTGTCCTTGCCCCCGCTCCACGCCAGCCCCCAATGATCATGGGCGTAGGCATGAGCAATCAGGCTCTGGATGGTCAGCTCGACCGCGTCGTCCTTGTGGAGGCGGGCGCCGTCGAAGAGGGTTGCTTGGGCGCGGCTCACAGCCCACCTCCCGCCAGCCGGCGCCGGGCCGAGGTGGTGAGGTCCACCGCCAGCGCCAGGGCGTCGAGCGGCTCCAGTTTGACAGCCTGCAGCTGCCCGCTCTCACCTATCAGGGCGAGCGCAAGCGGCTTGCCGGGAACGTCGAAGATCACCGGGCGCGCCGCCGCAACCGTTTGGGTTCCGCGGGACATCACGAGCCTCTCCGTTTGTTGGATTTCTTCGGCTCCGGATCGCGGAACCCGTTTTCGATCAGCACGCCGCGCAGTTGCTCGATGGCGTCGAGCAAGGACTCCGAGGCGGACAGCACGGTGGAGAGGCCACCCCAGGACTTCAGGAGGCCGGACTTGTGAACCGCGGCGACGGCCGCCAGCAGCTCGGTGTCGCGGAAGTAGCGCGCCTCGTCTTCACCCAGCAGGCCGGACAGCTTGTCCCGGAACTCCTTCAGGTGCTGGTACTGCCTGGTCCGGCAGTCCACCTCATGCTCCACCAGTGGCCCGAGGCGCTTCTTAACCTCGGCCTCGATCTGCGCTTCGTCGGTCTTGTGGGCGTTGCGCAGCATGGCGGCAACGAACAGCCGGTCGAGCGGCTTGGCCTCGGTGAGCTGCGCCTGCTTCTTGGTGTGGATCACGCCGTCGGCGCCGAGCACTTTCCAGCCCCAGGCGGCGGGCAGCTCCTTGGCATCGGCGATGACGCTGTTCTCGGGCGTGACGACGTACCAATAGTCGCAATAGGCGGCGATGCTCTCGGCCTTAGTCGGATCAGCCAGTTCCCGGCGCCAGTCGCCCCGGTAGACCTTGATCTCGAAGCCTGTGACGTGCATGCCGTGGCTGGGCCAGAGCGACATGGCCACCGCGTCGGCGTAGCGCCGGATGTTGGCACCGGTCGAGCTGGCGACCTCGAACAGGATGGCGTAGGCCGGGGCCGCGTAGGCGCGGCGCAGGGCGGCCTTGATGTCGGCGGCGGTGGTCATGCGCGCCTCCGTTCATTCTGCCGCTCGCGCAGGCGCTGGGAGGCGTGGTAGATCCAGGAGTTGGCGAGCCCCTTCGCACGCGCGATATGCCGAATGTCGATCTCGCTTGCGACGAACCGCTCCAGTTCCTGCGTTGGGAGCTTTCTCAAGATGTGCTCCGACACGCCGGCCAGGACGGGGAGTGTCGTCTGCCGCCAGTGGGGGAAGGCCATGCTGCAGCTCGGGCAAAACGGGCCGGGCTCAAAACGGCGATGGCATTTCGGGCACCGGATCGTGCGGTGGCGGATGGGGATTAGCCCGTCTTCCAGGGTCCAAAGCAGATCAGCGTCAGGCAGACCGTGCAGGTTGGCGCCGCCAGCCATATCGATGATGCAAGATCGCGTCTTGCCGAAGTGGGTTCGGAGAACGCGGCCATCCTGTTGCTTCTTGAGCTGCGTCGACTTGGTTGGCCTCAGATTGATGGCGCCGGACACGACCGGAATATCGGTCCCTTCATTGACGAGCTGGCACGACATGAGGTGCTGGTAGTAGCCGGAGGCGAGCCCATCAATGGCGGAATCGCGGTCGGTGTCGGACATCTCCCCGTCAACGGCGATGGCGCGCCACCCGTAGGCCGCAGATATTGCTGCGGCGCGGCGCGCATGGGCGATGGAGACGCAGAAGACGATGGCCGGCTCGCCCGGCATGCGGGCGGCATAGGCGTTCATCGCCATCTTGGTGATCTTGTCGTTGTTCATGAGACGGTCGAGTTCACCGACCGCGAAATCGCCACGACTGATCGGAACGCCCGAGGTGTCCGGGCTCCAAGGCTCCCACACCTCAGCTGGGCACAGCCAACGGGGGGTGAGTTCCGCCACGGACGGGCCGCGAACAGCCTCATTGAACAGAACGCCGAGCGGCTTTCCGTCACCCCGATACGGCGTGGCGGTGACGCCAAGAATCAGGGCGTTCGTGAAATCCTCCAAGAGAGCCTGCCAGCCAGCGGCCACGGCATGATGGGCCTCGTCCACGACAACCAGCTTGATGGTGAGCAGCCAGCCGGCCAGCCGCTTTTTGCGGGCCTTCAGCGTGTCGATGGAGCAGACGTGGACCAGCGCCAGGGGGTCCAGATCATGGTCTTGGTCAACCACCGAAGCCTGGATGCCAACGCGAGCTAGAGTGCGCACGGCTTGGTGCAGCAGTTCCCGGCGATGGACCAAGAAGACCGTCGGCCAGCCGAGGTTGACCACCTCGCGGATGACGCCGCGCACCACTGTGGCGGTCTTCCCTCCAGCTGTCGGGAGGGCATACAGAGTTCCCCGAACGCCGCGCGCCAAGCACGCCAGAATCTCGTCCGCATTTTTCTGCTGATAGGGACGGAGCTTCATGCGCCCCTCCGTTGGCCGGGCCGGGGCTTGCGATCGCGCGAGAACCAGTAGATCGGGTGCGTCACGGCGTCCGCGGGCACAGCGGCCTGACCGAGGCGCTCCACCTCCAGCGCCCACACCTTGTTCTTGCGCGGCTGGCGCGCCTTCACCTCACGGCTGGTCAGCACCAGATAGGCGCGGCGCGCCCGCGGCCCCTGCGGGACGATGTACGAGCCGGGCAGCGGCTGGACGTCGGAGTGATAGGTGATGCGGGGGAGCTTCATGCCGCACCTGCCAGCATCAGCGTCGCCTTGTAGACGGCGACCTCTACCCGCGGGCGGGCCGGATCGACGAACCCCTCTTCGTGCTTCAGCCGAATCTGGCGGTCGTTGACGATCAGCCGCTTCTCGACGCGGGCCTTACGCTCCTTGCCCTTCCCGATCCAAGTCGTGCGGTTCTGCAGGGCGTCGTAAACGAGGCTCCCGTCCAGATCGGGCCGGCGGCTGGCGTAGAAGATGCGCAGGGAGACGCCCACGTCCCCGTCGTACGGCTCTTCCCACTTCGGGACATGCAGGCCGGCGACCGCCTCGAAACCCAGAGCCTTGTCGCCCTTGCGCAGCGCGGCCCGATCGCCAAACTGGACGATCTCACGGCTATTCCCCTTGGCGGCCGGTTCGCCGGGGACGACGAACCGGGCCAAGAGTTCGCCCCAGACCCATTTCTGTTGCGGGGCTGCCATCGGATCAGACCGCCGCGAACATGTTGCTGGAGATGGTTGGGTGGTTGAGCGGAGGCGACAGCAGCCTGCCCATCGCCAGCGTCGTGCAGGCATTGACGAGTTCCGCACGCGACACGTCGGCCAGCCGGTCGGCGAAGTGGCTGTTCACCTGATTCGCCCAGGTTTCGCCGGACTTCGGACCGGAAGCGTCGACCAGCGGCTGGCGCTCCTTCTGGTCGAACACCACCCAATGGTTGGGCTCGATCTCCTGCACGCCGACGCGCCCCTGCTCGGGGTCCCAGGCTTCCGGCTCGGCGGTGGCGATGGCTTCCGCCTGCCCGGCTTCATCGTCGCCCTGCTGGTCGGCCTCGCCCGGCTCATCGGCCGGTTCGGCGCCGCCGTTCTCCGCGTCGGTCACGCCCTGGTCATCGAAGTTCGGCTCGGTGTCGTTCGCCTCGCCCTGCCCTTCGGTGTCCGTGGCGGCCTCCGTATCCTCGCTGGCGGTCCGCTCCGCCACCGGAGCCTTCGCCGCTGGGCGCTCGTGCTTCGGCTCGGCTCCGGCCTGCTGGTCGCGATAGCCCGCCTCGATCTTCGCCTTCGGCTCGCCGCGGCGCCCCTTGGTCAGCACCTCCAGCGGCGTGCCCGCGGCGGCGCCGTCGTAGCCGAAGAAGTAGGCTTCGATACGCTGCTGCTTCGCGCTGCCGGTGAACTTGACCTTCTCGGCAGCCGGGGCGGCGGGCACCTGCTCTTCCGCATCCGGCGCGAACTTGCCCTCGAACACCACGCCGAAGCTGCCCTCCGGATCGGCGAGGCAGGGGTGAACTAGTTCACGGATCTGCGCCGGAGAGAGCATCTCGTCGGCGGCGGCCTGCGCGGTGTTGAGCGCATCGGCACAGCGGGCGACCAGCTCGGCGTCGGCGTGGCGGAAGACGACGATGCCGCCTTCGTCCCAACACATCACCGCATGATTGCCAGTATCCGCGATCTCGCCGTTGTAGAACCGCGCCGCCCAGGCGGCACCGGCCACCCGGCCGCGCTCCCACAGCCCATGCTCCGGCGTCTCGGCGTCGTGCGGGTTGGCGTCGGAGCCATGACCCTGCTTGCCGGCCGTCTTGCCGTTGTTGAATGCGAATCCTGCGCCTTCGGGCATGTCCTCCGCGGCGGCCAGCGGGGGCGGGTCTTCCGAGACCGGTTCGTCGTCGGGCGCCTGGGGCGGAGCTTCGGCGTCGGGCGCGTCAGATGAATCGGTCTCGTCCGCATCTTCCATCTCGGGCGGCGGGGCCGGAGGTTCGGCCTTGGCCAGATCGTCGCTGGCCTGCTGCAGGGCCTTCTTCACCGCCGGCTTGATGCTGGTGGTGAAGCCGAACAGGTCGAGCTTCACCACATCCCCCAGCAGCGCGTGCATGGCGACGTGGAGCTTCTTGATGCGCTTCTGCCGCTGGGCGTCATCGTCCAGGTGACGGATGCCGTGGCAGAGCCGGAAGATGTCGAAGTCGACGCCGGTGGCCTTGATGAGGCCCTTGGCTTCCTTGATCGGCGCGCGGGCGGCTTCCAGGGCCTCCTGCGCGTCGACCAGATCGCTCGATGCTTGTCGGAGCGTGTTGGCGACGTCGTCGTCCGCCATGTTGGTGGGGTTGTCCTTGGCCTTGCGTGCCATCGTGGACTCCAGGTTCAGAGGGTGGGGGAACGGAGGCGGGCTGCCTGCATGGCCCACGCCTCATCGACGACCTCAGCCGGCCAGAGGCCGTACTGACCGGGCAGCGCGCGCCCGACAGCGGTCGTCTCCTCGATGATCATCAGCTCGCCACGCATGCAGGCGATGCGGCGAACGATGCGAACAGGTCGCCCCAGCAGAATCACGACAGCGCCCAGCGGCGCCTGCGCGGCAACCTGCTGGACGAGGGCTGTTGGTGCTGGGGCGAAGGTGGTGCGGATCACGTCACCCGACCTTCATTCCGCCACGCCCAAGGCCGGGCGCGGAGACGCGAATGTCTTCCAGGTACGTGTTGGACTTGGTGCGCCCGTAGACGATCCCATGGTGATGCGCACACCAGGACGAGCCCGGCTGATGCGGCTTGGCTTGGCAGTAGGACCAGCTCTTACCGGGCTGACCGACCTCGCCATCGATCCAGCGGCAGCCGTGCGGCACCTTCGGGTCGAGTACCGCGGGTTGGGGATGCTGCTCAACGGGGGTCGACGTCGCGCGGCGCCCGTGCGTGATGCGGCGCTTGTGGCCGCCGACGCCGGTGCCCTTCGTGATGCCCAGGCGCTGCGCGCGGCCAGCCACCACGTTGCGGGTGGTGCCCAGCGCATCGGCGACCTCCTCATAGGTCATGCCCTGGTCGATCAGCAGGGCGCGCAGGCGGTCCGGGTCGATGTCAGTGGCGAGGCCTGCCCTCAGCTTACGCGCCGGCCGTTCAGCCGAACCGTCGCATCCACTGCCGCATCCGACATCTCGCCCTGCGGCTGGATGCCCAGGAGGAAGTGCAGCCGGTCCCGCAGGAACCCGTTCGCGGCGAACACGCGGGGGACGAGCGGGCACGGCTGCGACAGCCGGTCCAACGCTACGTCCGTCCGCGTCCTCGGGCTGAAGCTGTCCAGTGGGCGCGTCGGAGGAAGGGAGGGGCGACGCAGCGGCAGCGGGTTCTTCGGCATCGATGCTCCCCACTTCGTCGTTGGTCAGGCCGCCCGAACGTGCTTCAGGAAGGGGTTCAGCACCACCTCGCCGCCGTCCTCCTTCACCGCGATCCGGCCCCGTTCGGTGCTGGCCCGCACCACCGCTCCGGTCCGCTCGGCGGTCAGGCCGCCCGACGTGCTGGTGGTCTGAAACACCACCCTCTGCCCCTTCTTGAACTCGGTCTCCTTGACCTTCGACATGTCGCTTGTCCTTCTGCTGGCTGGCCGGCTCGCGGCCATGGTCGCCCTGCGACGGTATGCCCAGGGAATCGGTGGGGGTGGGGCGGCTCGATTGGCCTTGCTCATTCGCCATGCCCTCTGCTGGTCCAGCAGGATCATCGGCCTCCCGCAGCGGCGGCACTTCATCGAGCCTTTGCAGAGGCTGCCCCGTCGCTTCTTCAGTCGCGGCTGCGATTCCGGCATTTTCGCCGCTGGCGTCGCCGCCAGCCTTGGGCGCCCCGGACGGCGCCGTCTGTGCCACGGCGAGAGCGCCGCGGATTTCCCACACTGTCGCGCCAAACCAGTTGGCCAGCGTCTGGACCTTCACGCGCTTGTCAGCGTGGTGCTTGATGGTCGCGATCTCGGCGGGAGTGAAGATCTTCATCGGACGTCCTTCGGGAAGAAGGAGGCGGGGCAGCGCTACAGCGCCAGCCCCGCCCAGGTCGCCCGCCCACAGGGAGGAGAAGGGCGGGAAGGTCAGGCGGCAGCGGATCGAGACCGCTGCCGCTCGGCGCGACGCGCAGCCATTTGCTGCGCTATCTCGCGAAAATCGCGTTCGGAAACCTTGCCTTTGGAGACCGAGATGATCCGTTCCATCATCACGGGGTCGGGATAGCGCAGACCGGCCTCATAGCGACGGACGGTCTCAGCGCTCGCGCCAATCTGCTCGCCGAATTCAGCGAGGGTCAGTTTGCGCTTCTGTCGGTATTCGGTGAGCTTCATCCCACCAATTCACCACACAGGTGAACTTCGGGTCAATCCGAAAGGGGCCAAAAAATCACCTAATGGGTGACGGTTTGGTGAAGTGGCTTGCAAAAATTCACCAATTTGGTGATGATCGATCAACGTTACATGAGCAATTGGAGTTGGTTATGGTTCCGAACAGGCTGGCCGATCTACGTCAGGAGCGAAAGATGACGCTGAAGGATCTAGCCGGCCTCGTTGGCACCTCCTATCAGCAGGTAAACCGGCTTGAGAAAGGCGAACGCCCTTTGAGCGATCAATGGGCCGCCAAGTTCGCCCAGGCGCTTGGCGTTGAAACTTGGGAACTCTTCAAGAGTCCTTCGATTGCAAATTCGAGTGCGGACGAGTTGACGCGCATCTACGAAGGCTTGGACGAGCGTCGTCGCGCCAAGTTGCTTGAGTACGCTCGCGACATGGCCGCTGCCCAGCTTGCCGAGCGACCGGCTGAAACCACGCCCTGAATGGCACCTTAGAGCCGTAAGCCGGGCATCGCGGATTCGCGTGATGTCCGGCTTTTTTATGCCCGCAGCTTGCTGCACATTTCACCAATCAGATCGTCGCCACGACCGAGGCGACGAAATAATTCACCCATCAGGTGAATAAGTCTATTGACATAAATTCACCTGTCTGGTGATGATCACCCTCACAACCGACCGAACGGGGTAGCCCGGCGGCGGTCCTGATGAGGGAAACCGCATGTCCTCCACCGATCACTGCGCCGCCAGCCGCCTGACCCGTTGCATGGGCGCCGCTTCCCTGGTGATCCAGCCACACCACGAAGAGGCGGGCACGATGCTGGCTTTCATCGAGGATGCCGCTGGAAAGCAACGGTCGGTGCGCCTCCCCGTCACGCCCGACACCGCCACCAAGCTGCGGATCGATGCGGACGGCCAGTTCTTCAACACCGCTCAAGACGCACGCGCTTGGCTCTTCAAGCAGTCGATGGCCCTCGCCTGCCCGGCGGCCAGCAGCGCCGCGTAGCGCCCCTATCCCTTCCTTTCACCCACAAGCACCGAACAGGAGCCTGCTCATGAACGCCGTCTCGTCCAACCGCATCGCCACCGAAGCGGCCCCGTCCTCCGCCCGGGGCGCCGGCCGCCCGAAGGCCTCCGAAGGCCACCCGATTGACGTGCACGTCGGCGCCCGCGTCCGGTTGCGCCGGACCCTGCTGGGTCTGAGCCAGGAGAAGCTGGGCGAGACCATCGGCCTGACCTTCCAGCAGGTGCAGAAGTACGAACGCGGCGCGAACCGCATCAGCGCCAGCCGCCTGTTCATGCTCTCCCATGCCCTGGACGTGCCGGTGTCCTTCTTCTTCGACGACATGCCGGCGGACGCGGACGCGGCGAAGGTCGAGGACGACGCGGACACCAGCGGCCAGGACCTCGGCGCCTACGAACCGGACCCGATGGCGAAGCGCGAGACGTTGGAGCTGGTTCGCGCCTACTACCGCATCCCCGACGCCACGGTCCGCAAGCGCATGTTCGAGCTGGTCAAGGCTGTCGGCAAGTCCGGAGCCGAGCAGCCGGCGGCCTGACCGATGGGCTTCTTCAGCAAACAGGAACGCGACCTTCTGGCCGCCCTGTGCCGGGCCTTCCCCGGCTGGTGGGCGACCGACGAGACCGCCGGGGTCTGATCCCCTGATCCCGGCGCACCGGGGAGCGTCCTTTCCGTCCCTGCGGGCGCTCCCCGGGACCTCCACCGGCCCCACCAAGAGGCCATCGCCCATGTCCACCTGCCGCCAAGCGATCCGCGCCCGCCGCAAGTCCCGCATCGACCCGCGCTATCAGGCCCACCGCGCCCGCAAGCGGGTCTTCAGGGGTCACGTCCAGACGAAGAAGGCGTGACCGCCGCTCATACCCGCGCCCCGGCGCGCTCCAGCCCCTAACGGTCCGGCCGCAGGGGTTTGGGGCCGTAGAGGGGCGTGACGAGGTTCACCACGCCTGCTGGGTGTCGGCGCCGGCTAACCAGCGGAGTTTACCAGTGCGGTAGTGGGAGCGCGGCAGCGCCACCGGACCGCTAGGCCGAAAGGCAAAACTGTGGATGCCCCTCACCCTTCAACCAGCCCCAGCACGAGGCCCCCATGAGCAACCCGATCACCTTTCCCTTCAGCATCGGCGACACCGTGAAGATCAAGGCCAGCAGCGAAACCGGCGCGGTGCGCGGTCTCAGCATCGTCGCCAGCGGCGTCACCTCCGCCCTGGTCCACTACAAGGCCGCCGACGGCCGCGCCCAGGAGTGCTGGTGGGAAACCGACGTGCTCGAAGCCGTCTGATCCGGGCGGCAACCGAACAGCCCCGTGGACGGTGAAAGCCCGTCGCGGGGCTTAAGGGCGTGAGAGAGCCGCGGCGTGTCAGCCCACCGGGAAAACTACGGATCGCGCAGGACCGAGGTGGGCATGTGGCCGGCGTCGGCGCGGAGATAGAAGCCGGCTCTCTCACCCCCACCGCCAGCAGGGAGGTCGAGATGTCCTTATAGCCACAGCGCCCGCGCCGGGCCGCAACCGGCGCAGCACCAGACGAAGAGATTTTTTCATTCGTGTGAGTGCGATTCGCAGGGCCAGCGGGGCGGTCCCATCCACCGCCCCGCCGGTTGCCGAGAGCAGGGGAAACCGCCTGCTGTCGCCAGCCGAATTCAGGAGCTTTCCCCATGGCTTACGCCCCGAAAGACCTCAGCGTCCTGGCCTACGCCAACAGCTTCACGCTCTGGCACTACGCGACGCAGCACGACCTCACCCAGGTTGACGAGCCCAGCTACTTCGACGGTGCGTCCGACGCGCTGCGCATCGGCGACCAGATCACGATCAACGCCAGCGGGCGGAACACCTTCCGCTTCGTCGAGGCCGTGGACAGCCGCGCGGGCACCGTCCGCATCGGCAAGCCGGAGGCCTGATCGCCATGGCCCAGGTCTCCAACCGCGCCACCTTCTTCTGGCTGTGCGCCACGGCCCTCCGCCACGGCGGCCCGGTGACCAGCAGCTACGTCCGGGACAGCCTCCTCCACATGGCCCAGAACGGCGCCGACCCGCTGATCCAGCGCCGCGCGGCGATCGCGCTGGGCCTGCAGGCGGGGTGACCAGCCATGGACCCGATCAACGAGGCTGAAGCCGCCGACGACATGGCCCACACCCGCGGACGGGTGAAGGCCCTGGAGCGCTGCAGCTACACCACCGACCCGACGGCGGCGGCCGACCGCTGGGCGGGGCGGGCCGAGCGGTTCCGCAACACGGCACTGCGGATGGCCTTCATCTGCAAGCTGCTGCGCGCCTACCCGAAGTCCTCGCCGCTCGAAGACCCGGAACTCAGGCGCTCGTACTCGCTGACCGACGCGAGGAAGGAACTGCACTTCCAGCACGAGCAGCACGTTCGGGCGCGGGAGCAGGAAGCGAACTGGCGCCGGATGGCCGAGCAGGACGCTGAAGCTGAAACAGCCGGCAGCACGCCGGGAGCCATGGAGCAGGACCATGGGTGAGAACAGCAAAATTGAGTGGTGCCACAGCACGTTCAATCCGTGGCGGGGTTGCCGCGCCCTCTCCCCCGCTTGCGACAACTGCTATGCTAAGACGCTGGTCGAGGGGCGGCTGGGCGAGTCCTTCGATTCCCGGACCCGCGCCGCGGGAAGCACCTGGAAACAGCCACTCTCATGGAACCGGAAGGCCGCCAAGCTGGGCGTCCGGTACCGGGTGTTCTGCGCCTCGCTGGCCGACGTCTTCGACGCCGAGGTGCCCGACGAGTGGCGAGACGACCTGTTCGCGCTGATCGCGGCAACGCCGCATCTCGACTGGCTGCTGCTGACCAAGCGCCCCAAGGTGGCGCGGGACTATGCCGACCGGGCGGCGCGCTGCGGGGAGCACTGGCTGGCTGACAAGGGGGCGCCGCCTGTTCAGTGGCCGCTGCCCAACGTCTGGCTCGGCACCACGGTCGAGAACCAGGCCATGGCCGAGGCGCGCATCCCGCATCTGCTGGCAACGCCCGCCGCCGTGCGGTTCCTGTCCTGCGAACCGCTGCTTGGGCCGCTGAACATCTCCAACTATCTCTGGCCGGTGCATGGCTGGTGGAAGGGGCCTTACCACAGCTATCGGGAGGCCAAGGCAGCCGGCGCTGAATGCGGGCTGAAGCGACAGGCACTGGTTAGCGCTCATGCTCGCTTTGTGGATTGGGTGATCGCTGGCGGGGAGTCCGGCCCGAAGGCTCGTCCGTCGCATCCTGACTGGTTCCGGTCCCTGCGCGACCAGTGCGCCGCCGCTGGCGTGCCGTTCCTGATGAAGCAGTGGGGAGAATGGGCGCCGACCCAGCCCGTCCCCGGTGGTGACCTGGGCGGCGACATGCGCGCCGGCCGCGTGCGGATCGTCAAGCCGGCGGGCGAGAACGATGGACATTTCCGGCGCGGCGACGCGCTGATGGAGCGCGTCGGCAAGAAGTCCGCCGGCCGCATGCTCGACGGCGTGCTGCACGACGCCCTGCCGGCGGTGCGGTCATGACCGGGCGCCCTCCCTCCAATCCCTTCGCCGCCGCCAAGCGGAACGCCGCCCCAGAGCCGCTGACCGCTCCGCCGGAGCAGGCCTGCACCCTCTTCGCCCGCAAGCCGAAGCTGCCGATTGAGGCGCGCGACCAGCTCAAGCTCGCCTACGCCGCTGCCCACGGACGCTTTGCGCCGGGCAACCGCGTCGGATGGATTCTTCGGAAGGGGAACAGATGATGGCAAAGCGCCTCACCACCTCCTCGGGCATCTACTGCAACGCCTACCTCGAAATGCGGCGCGAGCTGCGGGATTGCAGCGACGCGGAACTCCGCAAGGCAATCGGCGAAGCACAGGCACTCATTGAGGGGACGCAGCCCATCAACAAGCGAGGGCTTTCGGTTCCGACGGCCAGCTGGTGGACCAGCATGGCCCAGATCGATGCCGCGACCGACCTGCTGATGGAACGCAGCGTCCGCACGGTCGAACCTTCCCCAATCCCTTCCGCGAAGGGTGAATGACCATGCCCTCCACCTACGCCATCGAACCCGCCGATGGGCAGTTCGACGCCGCGCTGATCCGGCGCAACGGCGCCTCCCTGCTGATCACCGGCCTGAATTGCGACCACCCGGACGGACACAACCGCCTCGCCCAGCTGCTGGTCGACATCCTGGCCCGGCCCGAGGTGGATGCGCTGATCGCCGAGGTGCTGGGCGAGAAGGTGCCCGCATGAAGCCCGCCGCCCCCACCATGCCCGCCCTGAAGTGCCCGGACTGCGGCGCGCCGATGCGGCTGCAGCCGACCCCCAGCACCTTCAAGACGCCGAACCCCTTCACCTATCTGTGCGACCGCCGGGCCGCCGGCTGTGGCGGGCTGATGAGCGCGCACCCCGACGGCACGCCGCAGGGCGCCCCCGTTGCCGCGGATCTGCGCCGCGCCCGCCGGATGGCGCATCAGGTGTTCGACCGGCTGTGGCAGACGGCGCCGCACCATTACCAAGTCGCTGAGACTGGCGCCGCCCGCGTGGTCGCCTTCAAGCGTATCCAGGATGCCGCCCGGAACCGGGCTTATGCCTACGTCGCCGCGCATCTCGGCATGAGCCGGGACGCCTGCCACATCGGCAAGATCACAGACATCGAAACGCTGCGCGCCTTCTACGGCATCGCCCGGCGCGCCACGCCCCTGACCGTTCGCGACTGGTGGAAGAAGCTGCAGGCGGAGGAGGCGACGTTGAAGCCGATCCCGGCTGACGCGCTGCCCGCCCTGGTCGGCCATCCCATCCGCCTGAAGGGCGCCGGGACTTGGGTCCTCGTTCGGATCAAAGGCGACACGCTGTTCCTGCACTCCCCCACCAACAACCGCAAGCGGATGGCCTGCGCCAATCAGGCGCTGTACCCGCGCGCGGCCCAGCCCTCCGAGGCCCCATGACCGCCGCCTTGATTTTTGACACCGAAACGACGGACCTGCCGCTCTGGTCCGAGCGCTCGACCCATCCCGACCAGCCCCACATCGTGCAGCTGGCCGCGCTGCTGAGCCGCGCCGACGGCGACGTCTCGGGCAGCATGAACGTCATCGTCCGCCCCTCCGGCTACACCAGCATGCCGCAGAAGGCGTTCGAGACGCACGGCATTTCCTTCGAGCGGGCCATGGACGAGGGAATCCCCCTCGCCGATGCGCTGGACGAGTTCAACGCGCTGATGGCCCTGACCGATGAGCTGGTGGCCCACAATATTAGCTTCGACGTCCGGCTGATGCGCATCGCTTTCCTACGCGCCGGGAAGGAGCCCGCCCGCGAGAACCTCCCGAAGGTCTGCACGATGACGGCGGCGACCCGGCTGGTGAACCTGCCCCCCACCGACCGCATGCGGGCCGCCGGCTTCAACAAGCCCAAGTCCCCGAGCCTCGCCGAGTGCATCCGGCACTTCTTCGGCGAGGATCTCGACGGGGCGCACGATGCCATGGTTGATGTCCGCGCCTGCGCGCGGGTCTACTGGCACCTGAAGGGGCTGGGCGTGGCTCCAGCCAAGGCTGCTCCGGCCAAGGCCCCGGCGCCGAAGGTCAGCGCCGCCGGCCTCGACCTGACGGGGGTGCTGTGAGATGAGCGCCCCCTTCGAACCGACCATCGTCCGCTCGTCTTCGCTGTCCGGCTATCCGGACTGCCCCCGCCGCAGCGCCGCCAAGCTGTTCCGCCGCGAGGTGCTGGCCGCCGGTTACAGGCTGCGCGAACTCCCGAACGGCATCGGCGCCGCGGTCGGGACGGCGGTTCACGCCGGCGCCGCCGTGATCCTGCAGGAGAAGGCCAAGACGGGCGGCCTGCCGCCGATCTCGACCGCCACCGACGCGGCCATCGACAGCCTGCGCACCACCGCGGCGAAGGGCATCGGCTATGACCGCGAGACGCCGGCGCTGAACGAGGCCGAGCAGCAGGCGGAGCGGATGGTACGGGTCTACCGCGCCCAGATCGCGCCCGACATCCAGCCGCTGATCGTCGAGGAGCGGCTGGAGGCGCAGGTGACCGCCGACATCATCCTGTCCGGCCAGAGCGACGTGATCGCCCGCGAGCCGGGCCGGGTGCGCGACCTGAAGACCGGCAAGGCCCGCTCCAACCACAAGCCGCAGCTCGGCAGCTACAGCCTGCTGGCGCGCTCCAACGGAATTGACGTGACCGAGGCCTGCGAGGACTTCATTCAGCGCGCGCCGCTGAAGAAGCCGCAGCCGGACGCGCAGATCATCAAGCACGACCTGGCCGCCGCCGAGACCGCGGCCATCGCCGTGCTTCGTCACATTGAGGACGACTTGAAGTCGTTCCGCCTGGGCAACCCCAGCGTGGGCGTTCTGCCCGGCGACGCCTGGGCTTTCCCCGCCAATCCCAACAGCAAGCTCTGCTCCGCGAAGTGGTGCCCCGCGCACGGGACATCCTTCTGCCGCGAGCATATGAGCGAGGAGTGATTCCTATGGCGCAGCAGCTCGCTTCCGGGCAACGCCCCCCTCTCGCGGCCCCCGCGGGAAATGAACAAAACACCATCCAGAAGCTTCTCCAGTCGCCCAAGACGGTTCAGCGCTTCCAGCAACTCGTGCCGCGCCACCTCAACCCAGAACGCATGCTCCGGGTCATGGCGCAAGCGGTCTACAAGACGCCGAAGCTGGCCGAATGCGAGCCCGTCACGCTGCTTGGCTCCATGATGGCGTGCGCCTCGTTCGGTCTGGAGCCGAACACCCCCCTCGGCCACGCCTACCTGATCCCCTTCGAGAAGAAGCGGAAGCAGGGCAACCAGTGGGTGACGGATCGGGTCGATGTCAATCTCATCATCGGCTACCGCGGTTTCATCGACCTCGCCCGCCGCTCCGGCAATCTCGTGTCGATCCACGCCGATGTGGTTTACGGCGCCTACGCCGACATGCCTGCCGACGAGTTCAGTTTCGAGTACGGCTCGAACATGCATCTGCGGCACGTCCCCATCGGCGACAACCAGGGCCGTCCGCCGATCTGGGCTTATGCCCACGCCAGTTTGAAGGATGGGCAGGCCTTCGAGGTGCTGCCCTATGCCCGTGTGCTCCGCATCCGCGACAACTCGCAGGGTTTCCAGGCCGCCCTCGCGTCCAAGCGGGATGCGGAGCGAAACCCCCAGAAGGACGGCTGGAAGATGCGCTCGTTCGACGCATCGCCCTGGGTGGCTCACGAACACGAGATGGCGGCCAAGACGATGGTTCGGCGCATTTCGAAGGTGCTGCCGATGTCCATTGAGTTCGCCAACGCGGTCCAGCTCGACGCGATGAGCGACACGGGCGGTGTGAACTACGCCGCCTTCTCCGATGGCGTGGACATGAGCGTGGCTGACGTCTCCTCCGCGGCTATCGAGCACCAGCCTGAAGAGGACCTCAACTCGGGATTCGCGGTGGACGAGCAGAATGAACGGGAGGCTGCCGAAGTCGAGCGCGGCCAAGCGACCGATGACAAGCCCGCCCCGCGCAACAAGTCAGCCACACCGAAGGACGCCCCGCCCTCGGACGCCGCCAGCCTGTTCGCCGCCACCTGATCCGGGAGACGTCCATGAAAGCAAATATCCGGGACTTCCAGGTGGTCGAGCGTGCCGACCTGGAGATCGAAGGCATCACGCTGGTCGCCGGCCGCAACAGCCAGGGCAAGTCCAGCATCGCCAAGGGCCTCGCCGCAGCGCTGACCGGCACCGTCCAGCTCGGCGGGCTGCTGAAGAAGGACGGCGGGAAACTGGTCCGCGCCGGCTGCTCAACGGCCTATGCGGTGGTGCAGTCCGAGTCCGGCAAGGCCACGGCCTCCTGGCCGAAGTGCGAGTTCATCACCGACGGCACGCCGCCGGCCATCAACGCCCACGCCGCCGGGCTGGAGCATCTGGTGGACATGAAGCCGCAGGATCGCGCCACCTTCCTTGCCAGGGCGCTCCACACCGCGCCCGACAAGGACGACCTACTGCAGGCCTTCACCGATGCCGGGATTCCGGCTCCTGTGGTCGAGAAGGTCTGGGCCGACATCGAGGCCATCGGCTGGGACGGCAAGGCCGCCGACGTGAAGGACAAGGGCGCCCGGTTCAAGGGCCGGTGGGAGGGCGTGACCGGCGAGAAATATGGGTCGGAGAAGGCCAAGGGCTGGCTCCCGAAGGACTGGACCGCCGATCTGACCGAGGCCGAACTGGACGATCTGTCGTCGGTGGTTGGCGAGAACCAGCTTGACCTGGAGAAGGCCATCGCCGGCGCCGCGGTGGATCAATCCGAGATCGACCGCCTCACCGCCGCCTCCGCCGACGTCGAGTCCCTGCATAAGGCGTCGATGGATGCGGAGGTCGTCGCGTCGCAAGCCGAGGTCGCCTACAAGTCCGCCAAGCGGGAACTGGACGATCTGCCCCCGGCACAGCAGCCGGACGCCCTCGCCTGCCCCTGCTGCAAAGCGGCTCTGCAGGTAAACGGGCACGGCCCGACCATGGAACTGGTCCAAGCTGCCACGCTGTCCGATGTCGAGCTGAAGAAGCGCCAGACGGCCATCAACATCGCCGCCGGCAACGCCTCGCACGCCAAGAATCGGCTCGACGCCGCCAACCAGACCGCGGCGGATGCCCAGCGTGCGCATCAGGCGGCCCACGACGCCGCCCAGCAGCTGGCCGCCCTGAAGGCCAAGGGAGGCACCGGCAGCGCCTCCGATGTCCAGGCTGCGCGCGACCGGCTGGCTCTGGCGCAGCGCCGGCACTCCGCGCTGAAGGCGAAGCTGGAAGCGGACGAGCTGTCCAAGCAGCTGGCCGTGAACGCGCTGGTGCAGACCCTGCTTTCGCCGGAAGGCCTGCGCAAGGCGAAGCTGCTGAAGGTGCTTGACACCTTCAACGGCGGCCCGCTGGCTGAACTGTGCGCTGCCGCCGGCTGGCAGCCGGTCCGGATCGAGCCGGATCTGTCCGTCACCTATGGCGGGCGAGCCTACCCGCTGCTGTCCGGTCTCGGACCCCAGCTCTCCAGCGACCAGTTCCGCGTGCGCGCCGTCCTGCAGGTCGCCCTGGCCAAGGTGGAAGGGCATGGGCTGGTCATCATCGACGCCGCCGACGTGCTGGATCATCTGGGGCGCGGCGGTCTGATCCAGATGCTGCGCGCCGCCGACGTCGCCGCCGTGGTGTGCATGACCTTCGGCAAGCCCGACCTCGTGCCGGACCTGCAGGCCGCGGGCATGGGCATGTCCTACTGGATCGACGGCGGCATCGCGCGACCGCTGGCCGAGGTGAAGGCCGCCAAGCAGGAGGCTGCTTGATGGGCGCCGCGATCATCAAGACCATCGAAGCCATGACCGCCGCCGCCCTTTTCCTGATGGCGGTTCATGGCCTCCCCGTGTGGGCGGAGAACGTTGCGTTCTTCGCCGCCTACGGGCTCGTCGGCCTCTACTTCCTCGGCGCGTTCGTCATGCTCGCGTCCGAGAAGCGGCCCACCCCCTCCACCCGCGCCCAGCGCTATCTGCGCCGGTCCATCGTCTTCACCTTGGTAATCGGCATGGCCGCCGCCGGCATGTTCATGGCCGCCAGCGTCGCCGCGATCAGCCTTTTCATCATCGCGTCCGTCGCCGACAACCGCGCCACCGGGGAGACCGCGTGATGGACGCCACCCCCAGCACCCCCGCGACCGCCGCCACGGCCGCCGAATGGGCGAAGGTCGAGCTGCTTGGCCACCGGACCCGCTACGGGTTGGCCCGTGAGGTCGAGCGCTTCGGCACCAAGATGCTCCGGATCGACGTGTTCGGTCCGGGGGCCGACACCCCGATCCTGACCGAGTTCTACGCGGGCCAAGCCCTCTTCGCCTACCGGCCCTGCACCGAGGAATGCGCCAGGGGCTGGGCCAGCGACCGATGGAACCTGCCAGAGGAGGTCCGCCCGGCCCTCCCCGCCCCCGACAAAACCAGCGTGGATGCCGAGTTCGACGTGGTGGACGGCGACGCCCGCCCCGCCGGCACCCACGACGACCTGACCTCCTGAAGGTGCCGATGATGGACGAACTGACCCACCGCACCGGCATCACCGCGACCGGCCGGCATCTCAACAGCCCCTTCGAGCCGACACAGGAGGTCCGGCACACCAACCGCCACCTTCGCGCCTGCGCTACCATGGCTCCGCCGCCCGGAGAGGCCACGGTACTGGAGCAGGTGCACCCCGACGGCCGCGTCGCCTTCCCTGACATCGTGCAATACCAGCTGAAGCGTTGGGACGAGACGGCGAAAGCCTACGTGCTGGCGGAGTTGGTCGACCTGCCGCCGACCTTCGAGACGCACCCCGACGAACATGCCCACGATCTGGCCCGGAAGGCTGGCCAGCAGCCGCGCCCGGCCACCTTGCCCTATGTGGCTGAGGTGCACGATCTGGACGCCTACGACTCGCTGAAGGCCACGGGAATCCTGCATGCCGCGCACATGACGGCGCCTGAAGACGAGCGCACGGCGGTGGACAACCGCGCTGCGCCGGGGGCGTGACGATGCTGACCGAATTCAGGGAAATCCGCCATTTTCACGTCTGCGGCGGCATCGGCGGCGGCGTGAAGGGCTTCAACCGCGGAACGGCCCGCGTCGGCAAGATGGAGGCTGTCTTCCGCTGCATCGGCTCGGTCGACGTCGATCCCGTCGCCACGACCTCGCTGGAAAGGGTGACCGGCGTGAAGGGCACGGTGTTGGACCTGTTCGACCGGCGTCAGTACATCGCCTTCCATGGGAAGGAGCCGCCGGCGGATTGGCGCCCGGCAACGGCGGAGGATTTCCGCCGCGCCGCCGGCAACGAGCGCCCGCACATCGTCTTCATGTCCACCCCCTGCAAGGGGAACAGCGGTCTCATCTCCACCAAGACGGCGCAGGCGCCGAAGTACATCGCGCTCAACGAGCTGGCGCTGCGGGCTGTCTTCCTGACGCTGGAAGCTTGGGGCGACGATCCGAACGAACTGATCCTGTTCGAGAACGTGCCCCGCATCGCCCAGCGCAGCCGCGGGCTGCTCGACAAGATCATCAAGATGCTGCACCGCTACGGCTATGCCGTCGCCGAGACCGCCCACGACTGCGGTGAGATCGGTGGGCTGGCCCAGAGCCGCAAGCGGTTCCTCATGGTGGCCCGCCACATGGCGAAGGTGCCGCCGTTCCTCTACGAGCCGCCGAAGCGTCGCCTGCGCGGTGTCGGCGAGGTGCTGGAGCGCCTGCCCCTGCCCGGCGATCCGCTGGCCGGGCCAATGCATCGTGTGCCGTCCCTGCACTGGAAGACGTGGGTTCGCCTGGCCTTCGTCGAGGCCGGTTCGGACTGGCGGTCGCTGAACCGGCTGCGTGTCGAAGACGGCGTGCTGGCCGATTATGGGATCGTGCCGGCGGGCCGGTGGCGGGACGATATCCTCGGCGTACTGCCGTGGGAGGGGACGGCGCCGACCATCACAGGGAACGCCGGCCCGACCACCGGACGGTTCAGCGTGGCCGACCCGCGCGCCACCAGCACCCGCGAAGGCACCGGATATCTCGGGGTTCAGGATTGGGAGAGCCCGTCCGGGACGGTTACCGGAAACGCTCGCCCCGGGGCGGGGGCCTTCAGCGTGGCGGACCCGCGGCACCCGGAGGGCGCCGATCAGTACGGCCAGTATGGCGTGCGCACCTGGGACCAGCCGACCGGCGCCATCATCAATGTGAAGTCGCCTGGGCAGGGGCCGCATTCGGTCGCTGATCCGCGCTACAACGAGCGCGGCCGGTTCAACAACGTCTACCGCGTCGTGCGGTGGGGTGAGCCCTCCGCCACGATCACCGCCGGGCAGGGTCCGACTTCGGGAGGAATGGCCGTTGCTGACCCGCGGGTGGAGGGCCTGCACCACGGCGTCTACGGCGTCGGGCCGTGGGAAGCGCCCGCCGGCACCGTGACCGGCGCCGCGCGACCGGGAAACGGCACCTTCACCGTTGCCGACCCGCGGTGCCAGTGGAACCCGAACGCCCACACCAGCAAGCTCCGGGTGATCCCGTACGGCGATCCGTCCTCGACCATCACCGGGAGCGCGTCATCCTCCCACGGCTTCACGTCGGGCGCCCTGTCGGTGGCGGACCCGCGCTGCTCGACCGACCGCCGGAACGGAGCGCTGGGGGTGCGGACCTGGGACGAGCCCACTGGCGCCGTTGCGGGCGAGTCCCTGCCGCCCAACGGGACCTTCTCGGTCGCCGATCCCCGGCCCGACTGCTTCCGGGATGGGAAGGAGGCCTACACGACGGGCGGGCATTACGGCGTGCTGGGATGGGATGAAACCAGCGGAGCCGTGACGGGCCACCCGAAGAACAACAACGGCCGTTGGTCCGTTGCGGACCCGCGGGAAGTCGCTGGAGATCCGATCAGCGGCCTGCCCGCCCCGGACCAGAAGATGGTCGCGGTCATCCAGGCCACCGATGGGACGTGGCACCGCCCGTTCACGACGCTGGAGCTTGCCGCGCTCCAGAGCCTCGTGGATCTCGACAACCCCTGCCTGACGCTGGCCGGCAGCAGCGATGCGGCGTGGCGCGAGCACATCGGCAACATGGTCCCTCCCGATGCCGCCGCGGCCATGGCGTCGGTGATGGGCCGCACGCTTCTGCTCGCCTGGTCTGGCGAGAGCTTCTTGCTCAGCAGCGACCGGATCTGGGTCCAGCCGCTGGAGATCGCGCTCGCCGTCGACACCAGCAGCCAGATCGCGGCGGAGTGACCGGCCATAGCCCACAACCTCATCCCGCCCGCGTCCCTGCTCTCCCAGCGCATCGACGCCTTCCAGGCCCTGCGCACCCGGATCGACCGGGCGTTCGCCGCCGGCCAGATCACCCCGCAGCGGCGGCGCGACCTGCTGGCTGCTGCCCGTGACCGGTCGGGCATCTCGACGGGCAACCTCCCCTCCGGCTCGCGCCCGCGCGCCCTGATCGGCGCCCCCAAGGCGTAAGGAGTTCGACATGAACACCAAGCCCCTGAACTCGGACGCCATCGGTCACCGCACCTGGACCGATGCCGAGTACCGCATCATCACCACGAAGGGGTGGGCGACCGTCAGCGGCAAGGCCCGAGGCTTCTTCGGTGTCCACCAAGACCAGGACACCGAGCGGCATGTGCTGACCCATCTGCCGACCGGCGTGTCGCTGGGTGGCGCCCCGGATCCGGAAGCTCCCCGGCGCGCAGCGACAGCGGTCAAGAACATGTGGGACTGGAGCTTCACCAGCTACAGCGGGCAGCCGACGCCTAATGCCATGAGGGCGATTCGCATCGTCCTGAAGAGTTTCGGCCTGACCCACCCCGACAACGCGCCGCGGTGGACCGGCCCGGAGGTCGTCGAGCGGCTGGCGGCGGCTGGATCTGCCGGCCTGCCCTCGCTGTCCACCGTCCCTGCGGCCTGAGGAGAAACCCATGCCCGATATCGATGACATCTGGGACGACGAAGAAGACCGCCAGGGGCATGTCTGGGACGAGGCGCCGAGGCGCTCCTCCGTGCAGGAGACCGCCCTGGCATCCCCCGCCGACGATCCGGCCTTCCTGCGCAAGGAAATGCTCGGCCTTCAGAGCCTCCTTAAGGAGATATACGACGCGCCGACGATGGAGGACGGATACCGCATCCTCCGCGATTGGGCGCGGCAGTTCTGGCCTGCTGATCCGGTGGCCCTCTCCACCGCTCGCGCCGTAGCACCCGCCCCGCTCCCGCTCGGCTACATCCCCATGCCGGATGGCCTGCACTCCGACACCGCCAAGCTGGTCTGCGCCTTCGCCGAAGCCCTGGCCGCCAAGCTGCGGCTGGCCGAAGCCAAGTACGGCTACAGCGACGGGTGGCGTCGGGACGCCTGGCGCGACGAGCTGGTGTCGAAGCTGGTCGAGCACGTCCACAAGGGCGACCCGCGCGACGTGGCGGCCTACTGCGCTTTCGCGTGGTTCCACGGGTGGTCTGTCACGCCCACGGCACAGGGGATGGGGTGGAACGGCACCCTGGGAAGCATCTCCGCCAGTGAGGAGCCGGGCGGCCCATTGACGGTCACGCTCACGATGGACACGCCGGCCCCGAAGTGGGTCACCTTCCAGGCCGTCTGGGACGCTCTCCGGGTTGAGGTTCGGCCCCTCCCCTCCGCCCCCTCCACCTCCGCAGGGGAGGCGAAGTGATGACCACCCAGACCGACACCACGCACATCGTGATTACCCTCGTCGTGGACGACAACTGCCCCGGCGGCATGGAAGGCTTCGCCGACGTCGGGCGCTTCCCGGCCAGTGATGAGGCGCGCATCCGGGCCATGTCCACGGACGAGCGGACCAGATGGATAGCCGATTTCTGGTGCGCCGCCGGGACCTACGACGACGTCAACCTGACCGACGAGGCCGTTTCCACGCTGCTCGGGAAGCCCGCGGCGGAACTGGTGAGCATCGGTCGGCAGAGGCTCGCACAATTCAACGACGAGGCGGCGGAGTGGTTGGCGGAGCGCCACCCGTACGCGGTCCCCACCATGATCCGCGTCCTGGGGGAATGACCATGACCACCACCGACACCGCCCCGCTGAGCGACCGCCTGCGCGATGCTATGCAGGATGCCTGGAACGATTTCTGCTCCGACACCGGACACCACCCGGACTGCTTCAGCAGGAAGGGCGCATCCCTCTACGCCGACTTCAGCGTCGGAAACTTCGCCGAAATGGTCGCGACCCGCCTGGAGTGCGCCCTGGCCGAGCGGGACCGGCTACGGAAGGAGGCCGAATACCTGCGCACGTATGCACGGACCTGTGTCACTGAGCGAAACGCCGCATATTCGGAAGTATCCAGCCTGCAAGGTTCCCTCTCCGCATCCCAGGCGCGAGAGGCCGGAATGCGGGAGGCGCTGGAGCCGTTTCTCGTCGCCGCCGCCGGGATGGCCGAGATCGACATGCCGGATGATGCCGCTGTCCTTCGCGCGTCGGCGGATTGGTGGCTGCGGTCCGGGGAGGCAGGCAAGAAGGGCCGCCCGCTGACCTTCGGCGACTTCCGCAAGCTCGCCGCCCTGCTCTCCCAGCCGGCGTCCGATGCCCTCCCCCGCAAGCTCGCCCTGTCGCTCTACGAGACGTGGACCTTCGTCCTGATGTGGGCGGTTGGGCAGGCCCACGACCATGGTGGCAAAATGCACCGGCTCCATGCCGCGATCCTGGCTCGCCTCCACGACGCGATGACCAGCGCTGCCACCGCCGGACTCCTGCTGGGCGACAGCACCGCCCGGCTGCCCGGCCTGCTCGCCGAGCACGGATTCGACCTGGAGGATCTGCTGCGGGAAACCGCGCCGGTCGAGACGAAGGAGCCTTCCCATGGCTGACCGAACCTTCCCCATCCTCTACCCGGCCCGCCCGCCGGCGGATGCTCCCCGGTCGATCCCCTGGAGCCTTGTCGCGCCCCATAGGGCACAGGCGCAGATCAACCACGGCCAGACCCTCGAACGGCTGGCCGAACGCGGTGGTCTCGCGCCCTGCGAGCTGCTGGCCGTGCTGGAAGATCGCCCCCACCGCCGCATGCACCTGGAAGACGCCATCCGGCAGGTCCGGGCGATGATCGAGGCGTTCGAGCTGGGCGCGGCGAGTGTCCGGGGCATCGCCGATCGAATCGAGGCCACCGATGCGTGACGTCCCGATCATCTTCAGCGCGCCGATGGTTCGGGCGCTCCTCGACAGCAGGAAGACGCAGACGCGCCGACTCGTCCCGCAGCCGCCGGCCGAGTGCGGGATCAACTACATGCTCGGCGAGGAGTCGTGGTTGCCGGTCGAGAAGCGGACCCCGGTGCGCCGAGCCTTCGAGGCATGGACCGGACCCCTCTTCCAGAACCGGCCGGCTGGACACCTGTGCGGCAGCTTCGACATCAGGCCGCGATTCCAGCCCAGGGATCGGCTGTGGGTGCGGGAGAACTTCGCCACATCCGACGCCTACGCCGGTCCCGGCATTCTCGGTGTGGAGTATGCGGCTGACGGCGCCACGCTGGCCTACGCCAACGGCGAGTTGCACCACAAGGAACACGGCTGCGCCCAGTATACCGGGCCATGGAAGCCCTCCATCCACATGCCCCGCTGGGCCTCACGCCTGACGCTGGTGGTCGAGCAGGTGCGGGTCGAGCGCCTCCAGGACACCACCCGCAAGGACGTCTATGCCGAGGGCGCCATCACGGACGAATGGCTCCAGTGGCGGGAGGATGCCGTGAACATCGGCATGCCGGAGGGCTCGAGCATCGAGGATGAACGCGATGTGTTCGCCCGGCTCTGGACAAGCCTCCACGGCGCCGACGCATGGGCCGCCAACCCGTGGGTGGTCGCCCTGACCTTCTCCGTCCACCGGACGAACATTGACAAGCTGGAGGCGCGGGAGGTGGCGATTGGTTGAACGGCAGTCCCATCTCCGAGTCGCGGCCGATCCGGCTCTGGCTTCATCTCTGCCTGGCGTCGAACGGGCCGTCACCGTGACCGAGGCCGCCACGGTCATGGGCGCGGACGAAAGCACGATTCGCAAGCTGGTGGTGTCCGGGGAGCTTCTCGGCTACCGACTCGGCAAGCGCGGCGTCCGCATCTATGTGTCGTCGATCCAAGATTACCAGCAACGGCGGGCCATCGTCACCGCAGGCGAGCGCAAAGCCAAGGCTCCGCCGACCGCCCCGAGGCGCAGAAACGACGCTGCCCACAAAGAGTCGCTTGCGGGTCTCGCCGCCCTTGGCATCATCTTCAAACCTATCTCGCGTTGAGAAACAGCCATGACCGTCTTCTTCGACAGCTCTCGTGAACGCTGGCGCTACGACCTGCGCGTGAGCGGGAAGCGCTACGCGGGCTATTGCGTAGATCCGGACACCGGCGCCCACGCCGCCACAAAGACCGAGGCCAAGCGAATAGAAGCGCTGGTCAAGGCGGCGGCGTTGAAGGAAGCGCCAGTGCCCGCGGCACCGGTCGAATTCACGGTCTCGCAGATGTTCATGGCCTACGCCACCCGCAAGAAGGCTCTGAAGGACTGGCCTAACAAACAGGTGTATGTCGCCGATTTGGGAGCATACTTCGATCCCGACACACCGATCACCGACCTCACTGAACAGCGCATCTGGGAGTACATAGCCTGGGCACGCGCCCAGCCGGTGATGATCTACCGCGGCGGTCCCAAGGCCCGCACCCCGGAAGAGAAGGCCGCCCGTTACGCTCCGTCGAAAGACGGGCGGACACGTGCCGACTCGACCATCAACCGATACCTCGTGACGCTACGCGAGGCCCTGGCCATCGCCCACAGCCTGAAGGACGGCGCCGGCCGCCCTCTCCTGCCCGAGATGCCGAAGGTGCCCAAGCTGGCCGAGGCCGAGCATCTGCCCCGGCCCGTCTCCGATGACGACCTCCAGGCGATCATGACCGCCGCTCCCCAGCACCTCGCCGATGGAATCATGCTGGCCCGGCTCATGGGATTCCGAAAGGGGGAGGTCTTCAGCCTGATGGTGGAGCAGATCGACTTCGTGAATCGCTGCGTCTGGCTGGATGCCGAATCGACCAAAGCGAAGCGCGCCGAAGCGGTGCCGGCCAACCCGGAAGCGATCGAACTTCTGTCCCGGCTGGTCGCCCAAGCGAAGGAGTGGAAGGTCGAGCACCTGTTCACCTACCAGCACGGCGAGAAGGGCAAGCGCCAGCCGGTGAAGAACCCAAAGCGTGCATGGCGCACAGCCTGCAAGGCTGCCGGCGTCAAGCACCGCTTCCACGACACGAAGGCGTCGTTCGTGACCGCAGTGGCTCACGTCGCTCCCGCGGCGGTGACTCAGCAGCTCGCCCGTCACAAGAGCTATGAGACCACCCGGCGGTACCTGCGTGTCGCGGACACTGCCGCCCGCTCGGCGGTCGAAGCCGCGACGATCCGGGTCACGAAGGCGGTGGTCAACGGCCCGCCCCAACCGACTTCCACACAAGAGTTCCACACAGCCGTGACCGAGGCCGTCTCGGGCCCCCCTAACTCGGAAATGGAAAAGGCCTCTAAGTCGTTGGACTTAGAGGCCTTTTCATCTTCCAGAACTTGGTCGGAGCGACAGGATTTGAACCTGCGACCCCCAGACCCCCAG